CGGTACTAAAGCTGTAGCAACTGCAGGTTCAGACGAATTGCTAGCAAGCATGAAACTGAACAAAGGTGACTTTGGCAACATTACAACTACATCAGCTGGAGATCACTCGATTCCAGTTGCAGCACGTTTGCCAGGTGCAACAGCACTACCAACAGCAACAGCTTCACCAGCAATGGTTGTAGCCCGTATGGCTCGTCTACTTGATCAACAACAAGTTGATAAAGATGGTAGATGGCTTGTAGTTGACCCAGTATTCATGGAAATCCTACGTGATGAAGACTCTCGTCTATTCAACGCAGACTTCGGTGAATCAGGTGGACTACGCAACGGTCTTGTCTTGAACAACTTCCACGGCTTCCGTGTATATACTTCAAGCAACCTACCGTCAGTTGGTACAGGACCAGGTACAACTGGTACTGCAAACCAAAACACTAACTATGGTGCTATTGTTGCAGGTCATGATTCTGCTGTCGCAACTGCGGAGCAAATCAACAAGACTGAAACATACCGTGACCCTGACTCATTTGCAGACATCGTTCGTGGTATGCACCTATACGGTCGTAAGATCCTTCGTCCAGAAGGCATCGTTACAGCTAAATATAACGCAGCGTAAGGGAGTAATTAACAATGGCTTTACAATCCGTAACTCGTATTGAAACAGCAGTTATTGCTCACGGTGACTTGACCGCAAGTTCTACACACGACATTGGTACTGTTCCAAACAATTGTGTAGTTCTAGCTGCTGGTGCTGAGTGTACTGCAGCTGCTACTATTGGTGGTGCTAATGCAGTAAGCTTTGGTGTAACAGGTGGTGACGTTGATCTTCTGGGTACTGCTGACATCAACGGTGCTAAAACATTAGCTGCTACTACTACTACAGTAAATGGCATTACTAATGTTACTGTTGCTGACACAGTAATCACTGCTAAACTTGCAGGATCAAACGCACCTTCAGCAGGTTCGTTTAAGTTCTTCGTAGTGTATGCCCCTATGGGTGCTACAGGAGAAGCTGCTGAAGTAGACCGTGATCTACTAGCATAAGTAAACTTTAGGGGCTGCTTCGGTGGCCCCTTTAGACTATCTGAATGATACTTAAAGCTAAAAATAAATTACCTGAATGGGATGTTAGAGTGTTTAATCTAAGTGAGGTTTACTCACAGATGGATGAAGCAGCTTTAATGGACAGAAAGTTTTTAGCTGCTATAAAGAAATCACTAGATGATAATGGGATGCTTTGGCCCCCGATAGTATGGTCACAAGAGACTTTCTTAGAATACCATAGAGAGCAACCTCGTAGACAAGATCCTACTAAAGCTATAGAAACGGGTTTAAAATATCGTTGCGCTATAGGAAACAACAGATTTAACTATGCTAAAACAAATGGGTATACAGCTATTGAATGTGTTTATGTACCTAAGTGGCAAGACAAAGACATAGTATTAGAAACCACTTGCATGGAATACTGTGTTGACTACTAGGAAAACAAAATGGCTTATAATTATTTAGGTATAACAAATGAAGTGTTGGCTCGTTTCAACGAAGTTGAGCTAACTCAATCAGGCTTTAGCGCTTCTCGTGGGTTTCAAACTCAGTGTAAGAATGCAGTAAATGATGCTATCAACTACATCAATACTCGTGAGTATAGTTGGCCTTACAACCATCAGACTCAATCTGAAACACTAGTAGCTAATCAAACAAGATATGATATTCCTTCTACAGCAAAGCATGTAGACTATGACACATTTCGTATTATTAAAGATGACAGTTTAGGCACAGGTGGTAAGACCTTAACAATTCTAGATTACAAAGAATACTTAGATAAACACATTGATCAAGAGGATACTTCAGACGTAGGTGGTATACCTACTCATGTGTTTAGAACTCCAGATAATAACTTTGGGTTATATCCGTACCCCGATAAAGCTTACGAACTAAAATACGAATATTATATTTATACGACAGTTTTAACAAATGCTACAGATGTACCAACTATTCCAGAGCAATACCGTCAAGTAATTGTAGATGGTGCTACTGCATATGGTTATCAATACCGTGGTGAAACTGGACAACACCAATTAAACTTTGCTAGATTTGAGCAAGGTATTAAAAGTATGCAGAGTTTGCTATCTAATAGAACAGACTATATCCGTTCAACGGTAATTCAAAGAAGCCCAGTTGGAGCTTTTGTAGGGTAAATTATGGCAGACGAATCAGGTCTCAATCCCTTTATCTTTCCTTTGCAGGGTGGTTTGGTACTTAACCAATCTACTTTTGCTATGCAACCTGGTCTTGCCTTGGAGCTAGAAAACTTTGAGCCTGACCCTAAAGGTGGCTATAGACGTATTAACGGGTATACTAAGTGGAATGATAACGTAGTTCCTTTTACAACTTCTAGCAGTGAAGCTGTTCTTATGACAGCTTTTTACAAAGAAGAAGTTATTGCTGCTAGAGGTACATCTATATACAGAGCTACAGGAGCTTCTACAGATTTAGATGGTGCATTAAACGATAGTGCTACTACTATTACAGTAAATAGCACTTCAGGCTTTAGTGACACAGGTACACTACTTATTGGCTCTGAACAGATTACTTACACTGGAACAACCACTACTACCTTTACAGGCTGTACTCGTGGTGCTAACTCTACTACAGCAGCTTCTCATGCAGACGATGCTACAGTAGAACAGTATTGGCATGAGATTGATTCTGGTAGAACAGATGCTACAAAGTATACGTTCCACAGATTTAATAACAGTGGTACAGAATACATTATCTATGCTGACGGACAAAACCAAGCGTCATATTATGATGGTTCTACAGTAACAGACATCAGTTCTGCTAGTGCTCCTGCAGACCCTAAGTATGTTATTGGGTTTAAAAACCATGCGTTCTTTGCAGGTATGTCTTCGAACCCACAAGAAATTGTCTTTACTGCTCCTTATTCTTTAGATGATTTTTCCTCAGCTAATGGTGCAGGTTCAATCGCAATAGATAGTGCAGTTACTGCGTTGATTGTTTTCCGTGAAGAACTTTTTATCTTTGCAGAAGAACGTATCTACAAACTGTCTGGTAACACTGTCGCAGACTTTGTGATGACACCTGTTACTCGTGAGATTGGTTGTAAAAACGGTGCAACCGTACAAGAATTTGCAGGTGACATTCTGTTTCTTGGACCTGATGGACTACGTAGTGTTGCTGCGACAGAACGTATTGGTGACGTTGAACTAGGTACAATTAGCTTACCTGTACAAGAACGTTTTGATAATTTAACTGCAGTATCACAATTTGACTCTGTAGTTATCCCAGACAAAACACAATATCGTATATTTTTTACAAACACTGACGTTTTTAATACTGTACAAACAAAAGGTATTATTTGTGTTCGTAAGGGTGATGCATACGAGTTTGGTGAATTAAAAGGTATTCAGCCTTCTTGCACTGATAACATAATTTATTTAGGTCAAACTTACATTTTACATGGTGGGTTTGATGGGTATGTATACAGACAGGAGCAGGGTAATGATTTCGATGGTACAACTATTATCGGTCGTTATCGTAGCCCAGACATTACTGCAGGTGATGCAGGTATCCGAAAAGCATTTCAACGTGTCATTATTAACTATGCCCCAGAGGGAAGTGTAAACTCAGATTTATACTTAAGGTATGACTATGAAGACCCTGGTGCTCCACGACCTGCAGCATATCCTTTTGACTCTACAAAGGTTGTGGCTATTTATGGGTCAGGTTCTTATGGATCGGTTACATATGGTGGTCAGACAAACCCACTTATTAGACAGCCAGTAGAAGGTTCAGGTTTTGCTGTAGCTTTACGTGTTGTGGACAATGGAGTATCAGTACCTTATTCTTTAAAAGGTTTTCAGCTAGAATTTACAGCGGCAGCTAGGAGATAAAACATGGCAGGTTATACACGCCAAAGTACATACACCGATGGTGATATTATTCAGGCAGCAGACTCTAACGATGAGTTTGACCAGCTTCTCGCTGCCTTTAATAATGCTACAGGTCACGCACACGATGGTACTGCAGCCGAAGGTCCAATCATTGGACTTATTGGTGATCCAGGAATTGTAACACCCCTAAACACAGTTGTAGTTAATGATACCAGCAACCAAGTAGAATTTAGCATTGACGTATCTAGTGTATCTACTCAACAGTTTTTAGTTAAAGATGGTGTAATCCAACCTACTACAAACAATGACATTGATCTTGGTACTAGCTCATTTAAATTTAAGAATGGTTACTTT